GTTCCGTATAAATTTATAACATATGAAGAAATTAATGCTGCTGGAAGGCAGTGGATTAGAAAATATACATTGGCACTCGCAAAAGAGCTTCTCGGGATCATAAGAAGTAAGTACGCATCCCTGCCTATTCCGGGCGGAGAAGTTACTATGGATGGTGAATCGTTAAAAGCTGAAGGAAGAGAGGAAAAAACGNCGTTATTAGAAGAACTTAGAGATTTTTTGGAAAGTGTATCGTTAACTGAAAAAGCAAAAGCCGAACAGGAACAAGCTGAAGCAAATTCTNTAGTATTGTCTAGAGCTCCATTGGGTCTCTACATAGGCTGACAGCATGGCCGCGACATTTAAACCTTTTTTTATCCCACAAAAAGAGGTAGATTTATTTGATGTATTGAATGAAGAACTTATTGATAACGTCTTAGGTCAATATGTCGACATATATAAAATTTCAGTTGAAGATACAGAGGCAAACATTTATGGAGAGTCTGAAAAGAAATATTTTAAAACAGGGTTTAGAGTCAATTGTTTAATATCTTTTGAAGAACCTACAATGAATTTAGACGATTTCGGATCCGATAAACAAGTAAATATTGAAATATATTTTCATAGAACAACATTGGCAGAAGAAGCTTTTTACCCTGAAATAGGGGACATTGTAGAATGGAATGATTTCTATTTTGAGATGGGTTCTATAACAGAACCTCAACTGATAGGCGGACATCAGAAGTTTAAACATGAAATAAAAGCATTGGCACATAGAGTAAGACTTTCATCATTACAAATAGTTGAGAGGCCNAGATAATGGCAGTACAAAAAATATCTGGAAAACACATTATAAAAAGAAATGAAAATTTTAAGCCAATAGTAAATACTAATAGTTACGGTATTGAACCTGATTATAATAAGAGTAAACCAGATTTATATGGTGAACATCATATAGAAGAAAAAAAAGATTTAGATATGAATGAATTAGCAGATCTTATTGCTGATAAGGTAGGTTTTAGAGACACAAGAAAAACCCAAGCAATAGACGTAGATATAAAGAGAGAGATATCAATTGGAAAAGTCGATAAACATGCTGTTACATCTGAAGTCATGCTCGGTACGGTGAAAAATAAATTGGAAAAACTAAGGGCATTGAGAAAAAATGGCAGTTAAACCTATAACGAATAAACAGGCTGTAAATACTACAGCTATAAATAGAGCCGAACAGAAAACATTTAAAGGCGTTAACAACAGAGGCGGTAATAGGTCTTCAACTGTGACACCTGGAATAGACATTACTAAAAATTATGCTATAAATATAAAGGATATAGATACATCGGTTATGAATCACGTAAAGAACGTCATGTCCCCTCAGGTATCAGAAACCGGTGAGCAGGTAAAAGTTCCAGTTTTATACGGTAACGAAGAGAGATGGGTCTCCGTGAGAAAAAGAGGAGTAATCAGAGACAAGACTGGATCTCTTATTTTACCACTTATCGTATTAAGAAGGACGGATGTTGCGAAAAATGACGGAATAAATCAGGCGTTTAAACACGATGTCAAAGGGGATTACGTCAATGTCGTACGTACATCTAAGTGGTCAAGGCATAATAGATATAGTAGATTTTCCGTCTTACAGGGCGAAGATCCAGTAACTGAACACTTGTTGACAAGTCCAGCTAATTTTGTCAATGTTACGTATGACTTCATTTTATGGACTAATTATATGGAGCAGATGAACGCATTAGTAGAATCATTTGTAGAACAGAATAATACGTATTGGGGTAGTAGCGAAGATTATAAATTTTTATGCGACATTGATTCGTTTTCAGATGCATCCGAAATGGACGTTTCGGGAGAACGATTCATAAAGACCACATTCACTGGTGTTTTCAAAGGTTACTTACTATCCGAAGTAACTTCTAATGTAATAGTTAATACGAAATTTGATATTAAACGATCATTTAGTAGTCCTAGAAAAGTCGTTTTTGGTGAAAAATTATTATAATTTATCTCTTTATTAGAAACTAATTATATATTTATATATAATAAAAATGATATTCAATAAATAACTATTACGAAGAAATACTTAAAATTGATAAAATTTCAAAACAAATATATAGGAGGTTATAAATGACTGATAATATTGAAACCGATGTGAAATTCACAGAAAAAGAACTGGAGAAGATTAAATCCTTTCAGCAGAAATACGTTAATGTTCAATTATCTTTTGGGCAAATTGAGCTATCTAAGATGAGGTTTGAAGAACAATTGACACTGTTGGACGAATCATACGAAAATACTGTAAAGGAATTAAATAAAGTTCAACAAGAAGAACGTGAATTCATAGATAATATAAATAAAAAATACGGTGACGGTGTATTAGATCCTCAGACGGGTGTATTTACACCTAGAACTGAGTAGTTATATAGATTAATTTTATTTTTTAAGCTTATTCCTTATATTTATATATGATAGGATATTAGGCTGTTTTTTGTTAAAAACTATCATATACTACTACATTTTTGGGAGAATATAAATGCCATCGTCAGAGAAAATACTTAGTCCAGGCGTCTTTACTAACGAGATAGATCAAACGTTTTTGCCAGCTGCAGTTGCCGACATAGGAGCGGCATTAATTGGGCCTACCGTTAAGGGACCGGCCGGAATTCCAAAAGTTGTCAATTCCTTTTCGGAATACCAGACAATGTTTGGAGATTCCTTCAAGAGTGGAAGTGGGACTTACTCATATTTCACGTCAATAACGGCAAGAGAATACCTCAAACACGCCGATAAATTAACAGTGATCAGGATACTAGCAGCTGGAAGCGCAGGCTTCGGAAATGCCACGGCATTCGTTCCCACTGGAAGTGGAAATTTTCATACGGGTAGTACAGTAAATAATTATACGGGTTCCGGAGCATTTTCATTTAAACTCCACACGTTGGCAGACGGTTCGCTTCAGAACGGAGTTAAAAGCGGAAAAGGAGGACTCGAGGGTGCTGACAGTGGACAGGGAACGGATTTAGGTAAAAATAATATACTCCTTTCAGGTTCTTCGGATAATTTGAGATGGGAGATATCGACTACTAATCCCAAGAAAGGTACGTTCACGCTTTTGATTAGACGAGGAACCGATACTCACAAGAGGAAACAGCCCGTAGAGAATTGGAATAACTTATCGTTAGATCCTAATGCTACCAATTATATTGCAAAAGTTATAGGAGACCAAGATTTTTGGCTTGTGGACTCTGGAGGTACTCGCCCTTATTTACAGGCTAGCGGATCTTATCCGAATAATTCCAAATATGTGAGAGTCGAAGTCGCTAAATCTACTCTTAATTACTTGAACGAAAACGGAGAGATTCGAGATAACGTATTGAGTTCTTCGTTGCCAGGTCTGAATAGCGGATCTTTTTCCGAAGGTTCTGATGGATATGTGGGATTTGATGGGATCGGCGCNCAGAAAGGTAGCACCAGTAATGAAGCTTTATTTTACAGTGATATTACAGATGGCAATGCACAAGGATTCGATTTAAATTCTGCTGCTAATGGAAAGACTGCTTACGAAGACGCTATAAACCTCTTAGCTAATCAAGACGAGTTTGATATCAATTTAGTAATGATGCCCGGCGTCACGGACGAAGGAGATGGCGGAGGATCATTGGTAACGACTGCTATCAACATGTGTGAAGACAGAGGCGATTGTTTTGTAGTAGCAGATCCTACGTTGTACGGTTCTGCATTATCTACTGCGAAAGATCAAGCCAAAGGTCGAGATTCTAATTATGCTGCGATGTATTATCCATGGGTTCAAGTGTCAGATGCTTCTATAGGTAGAAATGTCTGGGCCCCGCCTTCTACTGTCATAGGAGGAGTGTACTCTTTCAACGACAAAGTCGCGCATCCATGGTTTGCTCCGGCAGGTCTGAATCGCGGAGGAATAGACATGGCAGTCCAAGCAGAGAGGAAATTGACGAGAAATAATCGCGATGATCTTTATGATTTTAACATCAATCCCGTTGCGACTTTTCCTGGACAAGGAATTTGTGTATGGGGTCAAAAGACTCTTCAGAAGAAAGCATCTGCATTAGATAGAGTCAATGTCAGGAGATTATTGATTAAAGTGAAGAAATTCATTGCTAGTTCTTCGAGATTCTTGGTCTTTGAACAGAATAATTCCAAGACGCGAAGGAGATTTTTAAATATAGTAAATCCGTTTTTAGAGCAGGTTCAGTCGAACAGTGGATTGACGACATTTAAAGTCGTCATGGATGAAACAAATAACACACAAGATGTAGTCGATAGGAATATCCTGTATGGTCAGATTTTTTTACAACCTACTAGAACAGCAGAATTCGTTGTTCTGGACTTCACAGTTCAACCTACTGGAGCTACATTTCCGGAGTAATAGAATGATACATAATAATAATATTTTTGGAGAAATTTAATGGCATCGTCAGAGAAAATAATTAGTCCAGGCGTTTTTACTAATGAGATAGATCAGACTTTTTTACCGGCCGCCGTCGAAGATATAGGAGCTGCTTTGATCGGGCCTACCGTTAGAGGACCAGCCGGTATACCGACGGTAGTCAATAGTTATTCTGAATTCAAAGCCATGTTTGGCGATACGTTCTCGAGCGGAAGCAGTTCTGTAACTCGGAATTTTCAGTACTTTACGTCTCTCACGGCAAAAGAGTATTTGAAACACAATTCTCCGCTGACCGTCATAAGAGTGTTAGCCGGAGATTACGGTAAAGCTTCTGCTACGATATCTTCCTCGATCGATCCAAGTCAGGTAGGAGGATCTACATTTGCTACGATGAGCGTGAGCATGAGCAGGCTCGTTCATTCTGAAACGCCAGGAACAAGTGGATTTATTAGTTGTTCGCTTTCATACGGAGATCATGCACAAGGAGGAGGAGGATCTAAGACTGTTACTTTTTTCGTAGGAGCAACGGCTTCTTTCGGACGAAGTACTGATGAATCTCTTTTTCTTTCAGGTATAGAATCTAGGTCATCTGCTGTAGTATGGATAGATTCAGGTTCGGCTGCTCTTCAAATGGGTGCAAGTTTTAGGAATGAAATAAATAACTCTTCTTCTATTTTTCCTGGAGGGTTGTCTGCGAGCTTAAGCCCAGCAAATACCGCAAACGATGCGGACGTCTTAAAGTTGGTGTTTGGACAACCTGGTGCGTTCGGCGTTTATGGTGGACAACATTACACATCAAGTGGGAATGCTGGTCAAGTTTTCGGTGGGTCACAGAGTGGTTCGTTACCGACGTTTCATACTGGATCTAAAACTAATACTAATGCGACAAATGGAATTAATCCTTTTGTTCCGAACCCTTCTGGATCAGTTACTACAAAGAATGCCCTTGGAGCCACCGGTCAGTTTTTCTTCGGTGGAGGGCACGATCTTAACAGTTCAACTAGTCCTTCTTTCAAGACCGTTTTAAAGTTACACACATTATCAGACGGAGCAGAATTGAATAGTAGAAGTAGCAATTGGTCTACAACTGGTTCAACGTTTTATAATAGAGAATCCGGTAATGGTCAATTAGTATCAGGATCTCGTAATAATTTTAAGTGGGAAATAACAAATGTAAACAAAGAGAAGGGCACGTTTTCATTCACTATACGAAGAGGCACAGACACAGACAGGAGAAAACAGGTTCTCGAGAAGTGGAACGATGTATCGTTAGATCCTAATGCCACTAATTACGTCGCTAAAGTAGTCGGAGATCAGTATTTCACTTTAAATGATTCCGGAGGTAATACACCTTACGTTTCAGTCACGGGTGATTATACAAATA